CTATATCTCTCAGACTGGACTTCTCTGAAAGATCCACATTACTATTATTAATGTGATTAAGGTTAAATATTTTAGTATTTCTTCTCATACCTTATTGTACTACCATTTTGATTATCGGGCAACAACTAAATTAATTATTTTTTATCGTTAGCCATCCACATAAAACCTTCATGTATCTCTTCAATTGTTCTTGTTCTGTTTTTGTAGTTATCTGTCTGCGTATGACAGTTAGGACATAAGAACCTTAAATTAAATGGACGTCCATCTCTCACCTGTGCATTAATATGATCTAACTCCATAATTATAGGTCTTCCATTAAACAATGTTGTCTGTGAATCAAATTTACACAATACGCATTTGAATGGATCTAAACCAAAATTATCTATAAATTCAGATCTAAATCTGTATATGTAATGCTTATTAAATCTTGTATGCAATGCTTTATGATTAAGACAGAAGTGTCTTTTTACTACTTCCTCAAATGATAAAGATTGGCTATTAAATTTTTTCATAATTTAAACCTTTTTCTTTTTATTAATTGATTGTGTAAACATTGTTTTCATTTCTGCATACTTTGGAGATGATTGAGGTTGATCCAAGAAAGACAATTCTTTTACTATGTCACCCCATTTAGTATCTTTATTAATTTTTCTATCTTTTTTCATTTTCTAATCCTTTTCTTTAGAGCTTAATTACCCTATGTTTATTGTACATGATCTTGAATCTCTTTACAACGATTTATTTAATTATTTTTATCGTTGTCTTAGTGCGGGTTAGGTTATACTATAAATTATAAATGAATATGGAGAATTAAAATGATATTGGTAGATTTAAACCAAGTAATGATTTCTAACTTGATGATACAGGTTGGAGGTAATAAAGATGTTAATTTAGATGAGAATCTATTTCGTCATATGATACTTAATAGCTTGAGGTCTAATAGAACTAAATTTCATGATAAGTATGGTGAATTAGTTATATGTTGTGATGATAAGAACTTCTGGAGGAAACAAACCTTTCCTTACTATAAAGCTAATCGTAAAAAGAATAGAGAGCAATCAGGTATAAACTGGTCAAGTGTTTTCAATACGCTTAATAAAGTAAGAGATGAAATAGAAACATTCTTTCCTTATAAAGTAATAAGAGTAGAGACTGCTGAAGCTGATGATGTTATTGGTACTCTGGTTAAACATAATCACGATGAACCACTACTAATATTATCTGGTGATAAGGACTTTATTCAACTGCATAAATATCCTAAAGTAAGACAATATGATCCTGTACATAAAAGGTGGCTTAGTGATAAGAACCCTAGAAGGTATTTGATTGAACATATAGCAAAAGGTGATAGAGGTGATGGTATACCTAACTTCATATCCCCAGACGGATGCTTTGTTAATGGAATAAGACAGAAACCATTAAGAGCTAAATACTTAGATAACCTCAAGGGTGATAATATTAACGACGTACAAGAAGCATTTGAGGACGAAGAATTAAAGCGCGGATGGATAAGAAATAGGTTAATAATAGACCTAGAGTATATTCCTGAAGGAATAGAAAAGCAGGTACTAAATAAGTTTGATACCCCACAGAAGGGTAGAGACAAAATGTTTAACTATTTTATTACGCATAAACTGAAACATTTAATGGAAGATATAAGCGAGTTTTAAAAATGAGTGGAAATACAATAGGCATGGCTGAGGCCTTATCAGAAGCCCGTAAGACAAAGAATACAACACTAAAGGTAGAAGCGTTACAAGCTCTACCCCAAGCTACTAAAGATCATCTAGGTGGTATATTCCAACTAGCATACAACCCTCACATTTCATGGATACTGCCTCCTGGGACACCTCCATACAGACCTCTTGATGATGATACTGATAGTGAAGGTAGACTAATAGTTGAGATGAAGAATTTCTCATATTTTATTGCTAATGACGGAGTACCTGTTCAACCTAAAGTTAGAAGAGATAGACGTGAGTCTTTATTTGTTCAAATTTTAGAATCAATTGAACCAGCTGATGCAGAGTTAGTTATTCAAATGAAAGACAGAAACATTAAAGGTGTGAGCAAAGCTGTTGTTCAAAAAGCCTTTCCAGACTTAGGACTGTAATATGCCGACATATGATTTTAGAAATAAAAAGACGGGTGAAGTCCACGAGGAAGTAATGAGCATGGCAGCTCACGATACGTACTTAGAAGATAATCCCCATCTTGAGCATGTATATGGTATGCCTAAAATAGTATCAGGTGTTGCAGGTGCAAGACACACAGATGATAACTTTAAAGATGTGCTTAGAAATATTAAGCATCATCATAAGAAAGCTACATTTGATCCAGATGGCGATCCTTCATAATGTTTCCTCATAAAGAAGATCTAGAATTCAATGAACTTAATACCGTTAACTTAAATGGCAAGAGACATTACATTACACCAAATGGTGAAAAGTATCCTTCTGTAACTACTGTTACCTCTCTTGCTATTAAAGATGGTATTATGGCGTGGAGAAAGAGAGTTGGAGAAGCTGAAGCTAATAGAATAGCTGGTACGGCTGCTAGAAGAGGTACTAAGGTTCATAAGTTATGTGAAGATTATCTAAACAACGTAGAGTTAGATTATGCAACTATAGAACCAATCAACCATTTCTTATTTAAACAGATCAAACCTATATTAGATATACGCCTACAAGAAGTGTATGGTTTAGAAGTAGCTTTATATAGTAGCTACCTTAGAGTAGCTGGTAGAGTTGATTTGGTTGGTATGTGGGATGGTAAAGTTTCTATCATTGATTTTAAAACATCTTCTAAAAGAAAGAAGCGTGATTGGATATCTAATTACTTTATGCAAGAGTCTGCATACGCAGTAATGTTTGAAGAGATGTTTGATATACCTGTTAGTCAGATAGTAACTATCATTGCTGTTGAGAGTGATGAACCTCAAGTGTTTGTAGAGAAGAGAGATGATTGGATAGGTGGCTTTGTAGAGTTACGAGATAAGTGGGAAGCACAAACTAAGACAGGTGCATACGCTTAAGCATTATATTCTTTCTGTTTCTGTACATCAATTAAACCTGCAAACTCATCATGCGTTAAATCACTATTCATCCACAGTACTGTATCTTTAGGTTTACCAGTTTTAGGATATAACTTATCTAGGTATGTAACCATTCTTGTTAATGTTCTTTTGTTACCTTGTTGTACGTTTGTTGGTCTAGCATGTAATGTTATGTTCTGATCCATAAACATAATCTGACCGTCTTCCCAATTATGTGTATATACATATTCAGGTTTATTAATTTTTTCCCATAGATGTTCTTTGTACTGTTTACTTTGTGCTGTAGTTAAACCTCTAAAGTGACTAAAACTATGACTTGGAAACTTTATACCTTCTACACCTGCAGCTGTTTTATCTTTTAATGGTGATTCCATACCATCTAATGCAACTTGGTTGTATCTAATTATTTGTTTTTGTTCAGCATCTAAATCATCACACATAGTTCCATCATCCCATTTATAGACACTTACTAATTGATCTACTGCTGACTTATCATCATGGTTTAATTTATCATAAGCTTCTGCTGTACATAAAAATGTTGTCTGACTATTCTTTGTACCATATAAAGACATTAATGCTATTACTCTTTGAGACTCGTAGTTAGCTTGTTGATCACTATGCCAATCTAATTCACCACTAGTAAACAATCCTAAAGGCTTATTTGTTCTTTCATCTCTATCAAAACTTACTCTACTATAATGTACGTTCTCTTTGAATCTATCTTTGAATGGTTTTGTTATATAACTAAGATTAACTAAATGATTCCTCCAATGTCTACCGGTAACTTTCTTTTCTAAAATATAAGTATGGATTAGTTCTCTTGATGGCTGTCCCCATGTATTCATCATGCTTTGAAGCTGTTCTTCTGGAACACTATCCTTTACTAATACAACACAATCAGTTGCACAAGTACGTCCTAAAATACTTGTATCTGTTATATTATTGAAATCAATACCTGATAATTCAACAGCGTTATTTAATTGTTTTACTTCCATGGTTTTGCATCCGGGTAAACTTCAGAATATGTTGGAGCGTGCCCCCAAATATATCTGTAGATTTTCTTTTTAATTTTAGCTTCTGTATTCTTCCAAAGGTATAATGTAATGACTACACGAGGTATAGGTGCGTCCCATGGTGTTCCTGTATGATACTCATCCCAATCAAACACATTCATTCTATTAGGTTTTATTTGACATACGTCAGGCACTTCTTTTTCATTATTCCACCGGCCATAAAATTCTGTATTACCACCCCACTCTGGTTTCCATTCTGGAACACAATAGAATAATATTCTTTTCATTTGATACTGTTTACCTATATATTGATCTTCAAAGAAATCATAGTGTGGTGTATGTGTAAAATCTTTTGGATGCATTAACACACCTACAAAATCATCTTCTATTTCATAGTCAGGATACATCTTTTGTATTATATGTAAAAACTTTGATGCATTATGTAGAGGAAATCTAGCTAATGGAAAAGTTTTTATTAATGGTAAACCTCTATGTTTAAGTACCATGTTTTGAAATCTTAATGTAGGTGATCTTGTTTGAAAAGTCCACTTGTTAGATATAAAAAATTTATTTAAACGATTAACTTCTTCCATTGGTATAACATTATCAACAATGTCCATTTTTTAATAGTCCTCCTTTATCAATCCACCAAGTAGCATTTTCTTCAATTAATTTAAATATTACTTGTTCAGTATAAAATAACATGCATGTTCCCAATTCATCCCACATAGGAGGGATACCTCTTTTCTCACAAATTTTTATTTCATTTAATCTTGTTACTTTTGCAATCTTATCCATATGTGGACTACCATTGTTTTTTGTATTAGCAGTTAAAAACAATCTCTTATCACCTCTTTCAAAACACCACCTTCGTTGTGGTTGGGCAAGCTGTTGAACATAAAGATTGTGACCCATATATCTATTAAAAGGCATTACTTTATAGTACTCTGGTAATGTAGCTGCTCTAAAAAATAATCTAAAGTCTTTATCATGCACTATACTATCAGCATCTTTAGCAAACAATTCCTGTGCTCCTTCTACTGATGCTATCTGTCCATTAACAAATATTAACCAAAATTGAATATTAGGATCATTGAGTTTCATTGCCTCAATTGATTCATTATTTTTCCAACCAAGTTCCTTACATCTATTACAAAATATTGTTAACTCTGGTAAATATTCATCATTATATTGTACAACTTCTATATTCATTTTTTCTCAGAATTAAATACCTTATCAAAAGATAAGTAAGCATTTTTAATTATTCTTCTATCTTTATTAGATAGAGATATATTGTCACCCATTAATTCTTGGAACATAACTACCATGTCTTGATAGTAGTGAAGTATATCTCCTTCTTCCCAAGATTGTAAATTAACCTGCAATCTTGATGTTTGTTTTAAATACTCTTGTTCTTTTCCAAATGTTTGTGTGCTAGTCATTTAATAAACCCTCCAACATAGCTTTCCATTGCATAGCTCTTACATCCCAATTATAAAATCCATTAGTATATCGTTGTTGCATATTTAATCTATCTTGCATGAATTGTTGATCTACTACTTTAACAGCTTCAACTAAATTAGATGCAAATTGGTTACAATGGTCACGATGGTCTTCTGTAACAGGATACATCATAGTCCAATTGGCTGCTGTTTCAGGTAGAGCAGCATATGCACTGTGAACACATAGTAAACCAGCTGACATAGCTTCTATGAGTGCTATACATGATGTCTCAGGCCAAATAGATGGATACGCAAAGATGTGCATGTTCTCTAATTCTTTTTTCATCAAATCATTACTTAATGTCTGGTGATATGTTATATGGTCATGACTTCTGCAGTCATCAAATAATTGTGTGTATTGTTTATTTCTTTCTGGCCAACCATAAATATTAAAATCTGAATAGACATGAAGGTGCACTGGTTTTTTCATCTTACTAAAAACTTGTGTGTGCAACTCTTTGTATGTAGGGATAAGAAGTTCAAGTCCTCTATGAGGTGTTGTATGGTAACATATATTAATTACATCATCAGGTTTCTTATGTTCTGGTATAGGATCAATAGCATTTTGCAACACTATACTTTTACTATACGGTACACTTAAATAATTTCTAAATTGTTGGAGCTGCCAATGACTAACAAATACTAATTTTTTAAACTTTAGATCCTCAGCTTTTACATTTTTTAAATGTGTTGTCTCTGGATCGCCAGCTAGATCATGGTTCCATAATATTGGAATACGATCAGGATCAATATCTCTTACTCGTGATGGTATAATTTGAAACTTATCCATCAAGTCTTTAGGTAGTCTTTCATAAAGACCGTACTTCATTAACTCAGTACCGCCCATTGCATTTCTATCTAATTCATTCTTTTCGATTCCGTCTTTCTTAATCTATAATCTCAAAACTCACTTCACCCATTTTTTTAATCCATCTGTTCTGTATAATCTAATAAATTATCAAACCCACCTACGCTCTTACCTTCCTCAGTAAATATTTGAGGATATGTAAACATAGTTTTGTTTAACTTCTCTGATAGTTCCTTTATAGTGTTATCATTTTGTTCTATAATGGTATACTCTATACCAAGTCTTTTTAACTCAGCTTTAGCCATATCACAATAGCCACAAGCTTCTCTAGTATATATAGTCCACCTTTTTAATGGTATATTCATCTTATAATCTCCTTAGCATTATCATTATATATCCCATGAATAATAAGATGATATCTATTCATATTAGACATGTTAACTATACAATGTCTATGGCCTATATCAAGTACAAACCCTTTACCTGGCCTAAATGGAAGTGTACCAACACCTTCCATAACAAAAGTACAATTGATAGGTTGTGTCAGAGCAATATTCATTGGGCCAAACAATCTTTTATAATCACCACCGTCTGGTGTATCATTATGTGGCATAATATAGCCGCCTGGTGCTACCTTCATTATTCTCACTCTACTAAATGATTTAAAAGGCAGTGTCTTTATAAGGTCTATAATATATGGGCAAGGTATATTTTCTATCCAATGATAATTAGCTTCTTCTTCTGTTTTAAAACCATAACGATCAAAGTGTTCAGTTTTATCTCTACTAATACCATGAAGTGTTAGAGAACTCCAACCTTCATGTGAATAACTATGAATCTTATCATTGGCTCTATGTGGTACAAATAGTGAATCAACTTTTTCCAACTCTTCCTCTACTCTTCTTTGATTCCAATTTGGAAAAGGATCAACAGGAGCCCACGGCCAATCACTTCTATATAAATCTTGAGGTAGTGTTTTTAGATCTGGTCTCCAGGCATATTGATTATTTTCTTCAATAAAGTTTTCAACTTCATCAGGTATCAGTTGGTGAAATTTTATTTCAGCCACATCTACAAAGGTAGAATAATATTTTTTATTCCATATATCTTTACATGAATGATTTGCTACCTCCCAATGTAAAAGATTTTTATCAACATCCATACATGATGGTGTCATATGAGGCATCAATTTACCTAATATAATTCTTCCTAATGTTAGATCATTTAAAGGTATTTTTTTCTTTGTTGCTTCTGGTAATGTTTGGTACCATGTATAAAATGATTGTGCTCCTTGTATTGGTATAGACTCCATACCAAAGTATTGCCAACTCTCAGCTGCATATCTTGTTTGAGGTTTTTCTTCATTATTATCAATTGCTCTTATATCATTACTGTGCATTATTGTAAGATAATCTTTCCCAAGCGTATTGTATCCTAAATATAACTCACCCCATTTAAATTCAGTAGTCAATAATAACTTATCATCATCTGTAAGATTATTATGCAAACCCAATGGATGTATATCAATTACACCACCCATTTTTAAATGTGTATTCAATTGTTTTGCAGTTAGAACATCTTCACATCTATGAATAAGCTCGTTTAATTTAAACCAATTGTTTTCTATATCACGAAAATTTTCTTTTTTAAAATCTCTTATAGTACCCCAATGCTCAAATAATTCATGTAGCTTATTTAATTTTATATTATCATATGTATTGTATACTGGTAACTCAGGTCCATAACTTTCTTTATTAAGCCATAGACACGTTTCTTTTAAGTCTGTTGTAATATTATGGAGATCATCAAATGTTAAATTGTTGAAATCTGGGTATATGTTATGTTCAGGATTGCTGAGGTTTTTATTTACAAGTTCAGTCCACTTGGTTTTGAAGGGTGTGGGATAAAGATAATAGAACAAAGAATGTTTATTACCATCCCTGTCTTTCATTACAAATTCAATAGCATCTTCTTTGTTCATATTAAAGCATTTAACTCCGGAAACGTTTTTGCAAAGTCTGTACCTCTTATAGAGTCAAGTTTTTGAATATAACTTTTAAACTCTTTAAAATGCCTAGACTTATCTTCATTTAACATAAAATCTTTTATGCCAATTATTCTTTCTAAACCATACCCTGGTGTATCAAATTGTTTATACCAACTATCATATTTATCAACTATAGCTTGTTTTATATGTCTAGGCAACACTTTACAATTCATATATGTTGGCCCATGTACATAACCTATAAATGGTATTCCATTCTGTTCACCATTTTGTGAAATCTTTTTAAATTTTTGTTTGAGTACCCAATCAATATAATCAGGAATATACATTACATTAAGAGCATTTACAGTACAGTTTAAACGTGGTCCAATATTGTCTGGTGCACCATCTACCATATGCAAAGTATCAAGAATGTTTTCCCAACGATCTGGGTATCTTATATAACTATTTTTCTCCTCATAACAATCTACAGACATAGTTAAATCTATAAATTTAAACTCTTTCCATAATTCAAGTATTCTATTACTTGGTATGATTGTTGCATTAGTATGGTATCTTATTTTTATATTCTTAGCATACCCCGTATCCACTATTTTTTCTAAAAGAGGAACGTGTTGTTTAAGGTACATAGGTTCCCCACCTGCAAGAATTAAATGTTTAATATTGGGTAGTAATGGTAAGAACTGTTTATTCCAAAAGTCTTCATCTTCAACCCAATTAAATTTGCTTGTATCCCACTTATCAATTTGTCCTAATTTCTTAGCTAAACTAACCCACTTGCTACTATCTTTAGGTCCACACATTACACATTGTAAGTTACAAGTATTACCTAATCTAAAATCAAATGATACAGGCTCTGTTTCTAAGTAACCATCCTCTTTAGTTTCAGCAATTAATTTATCCATACCATGCTTACCAACATGACCTTCATTATTACTTTCAACTTCTTCCCATAAAAAATTCTGTATTAATCTATGTGAATGGATACCACTATCCTCTTCATCATAACACTTAGTACATGCTGAAACCTTTTCACCTTTTAGCATCTTTAATCTAGCTTGCTTATAATGATCACTATTCCATATATCTTGTATAGTATCTTTATTAAGGTTACCAGCAGCCTCTTTAGCTACACAGCACATAAGAGCTTCACCAGTAGTATATGTTGCCATATGAACCCATGGCTTTATACAAAATGTTTTAGATCTTTCCATTATTTTTTTCTCTTTGAAATAAGACATTCTGGATCACAAAAACACCATTCATATTCACATACAGTAGGTGTATCTGGCCAAGCTATGCTATCTATATTCTTAAATGAGGAAAGCATTTGTTTTCTTGCACCTTTACAAACCGACTTTGCAATATCTCCTTTAGGATCAATATACAAACTGTTTAAACCAATTTCACAATCCCAACCTTTAAATTTAGCTCTTTTTTTACGATCCAAATCACTTAAAGCTGCCCATGCTTCAATACTCTTAAATTTATCACTTACACCATCTGCATATGTTAGTGTAGTTTCTAATGGATCAGTCTCTAATATTCTCTTTAAATAATCAGAACCACGCATAGTCTCAAGCCTATCTAAAATATATAATTGTTCATCTGTATAACTAAATTCTAAATCTACTCCAGCATCATGTGTATTAATATCATAACCATCTATATAATTACTTATTCTTACAGGTTCAACATATAACTTTTTATCATTTAGTTTATTAAACACATCTAAACAATGATCCCAATGTTGTGGATCCATCATCACTCTAATACATAAAAGAGTTCTATCTTTAATAGCATTAATTTTATCAAACCACAAATCTCTTTGCTTATCGGTTTTTATTACGTTTGGGTGATAGCTACAAGAAACAGCAGTATTGAGATGTACATAGTCTTCTACAAAGGACAACTTTCTAGATAAATTAGTTATTGTCATAGCATTCCAATTAGGGTTGTTGTGTAGCTTTTGTAGTAAGTTAGTATAATATATCCAGTTAGTGGGCTCACCACCTGTTAATAAAAACCAACCTTTCTTATAGTGATCACATATAACATCTACTGCATGTGAACATTCGTCCCACGTATAATGTTCTTCTGTAATACTGTTACCACCCCATGTTCCTTCAGGACAATACCAACATTTAAAGGGACATATATCATTAACCATCCACATCATATGTGTATGACCGGTTGAATTTATTTCTTTAAGTGGTTGATCTCTAATCATTTTAATAACTCATATAGCTCTGGAATACTTTTTTCAAACGATTGGTTTCTTTCTTTATCTTGTATTGCAGTTATATTCCAAAAGTCTTCCATATTCTTTTTCCAATCAGAACGTCTTTCTTGTTCCAATAAAGTCAGATATGAGTCAACAGAATTTTTAATAGAGTTACCATTTTTCTCAGATTGTTTATATAACCACGAGTCTTGGACGCGCTGTAACTTCATGAAAGCTCTATCTCTAATTCTATCAGATAGGTTAGCTGGATCAAGATATGGTGGATGTACACATAAAAGAAAGTCAACATCAACAACTTTACCAATTATATGACTTACTTCTTCAGCAAATTCTAGAATTTTGTCTACATCTAAAATGTTATAAATTTGTATAACAGGACTTATACCAATATGCACGTTAGGTAACTTTGCAATCTTTATAAAATTTTCTCTAATACTTTTCCATTTTGATGGTGCTCTTATATAATCATTCATTGCTCCAATACCATCTATGCTTCCATTTATTTGTACGCGTCTAAATTTAGATAATTGATTTAACCACTTTGGTTGGACATTAGTACAATTTGTATTGAACATAATATCTACTTTATCATTTATTCCTTGGGATACCATTTCATCCATAAATGTGTATGGTGTTTCCAATAGTGTTGGCTCGCCACCTGTAAAATAAACTTTTTTTAGAGATGGAACATACTCATTTATATTCTTCCAGAACCCTTCATAATTAACCCAGTTCATATCATACGGTGCACCATTAATATCTGTGTGAGGGTACAGTCGTGTCCATATATCAGCATACATGTTATTTTGTCTTAGCTTTAAATGTTCTTTTTCAATCTGGCTACTATTAAATAGATTACACATTCTACATTTAAGATTACATAGGTTACCTAATCTTAGGTCTAAGTAATCTGGAGGTGTATCAACTGCATAGTTATTAGCTAAGGAATAAGCCACTCTTTTTTCAATCTCTTGTTGGCCTAACCTTTGTTTCCATTCCTTATTATGTCTTTCTCTATAACTTTCTTTAC